AGGTATTAAACCCAGAACCATAGGTTGTTGTGCATCTCGGCCGTCGAGGAACATGCCGTACACGAATGAATTGAGTGGTGGCGGGGGTTGACTTAAATCGTAAGAACCAGAGGCGACAATTGCCCAGGGCAATTCTGGTGTAGGAACTTGTTTATTCGTACCGTGAACTGAGAACGCACGAACTTGGACCCTTCCTTCAAATTGAGGGTCATCGTTATTCTCCACCACGCCGATGAAGAAGACCGGACTTTTAATTCCTACTCCTAACTCAGCCATATTTCACCATAGTCATTGATGTATTTAAATCGTTCCCCATAATATCGTGATCGGTACTCAATACCAAATAATTGCCAGATAGTTTTGAATCTTGATTTACCTGTTCTCGTACTGTTCTTTCCTGTATATCGATGTTCAATACATTACCAGGTTCAATATCCAATCGACCTGAGATCTCAGCCTTGACTGTGGTCGCACTCATGTGATGAGTATGAGATATTCTGTTGGCATATGATTGAGCATAATGTTGATCGGGTCTAAGGTTTCCTTCCGGCTCATCTTCGTATCGATAGTCTCTAAAGACAATGAACCTAGGAGCGTTTTCCTCGGTAAAGGTTGCCTTCATATATTCTTCTGTATGGATATCATCTGAAATCTTGCGTTTTTTGCCTGACGCACTCACATAGTTACCATTTTTGGTATAATCGTGTACGGTTTCTTTTACCTTTCTTTGTAACAGATTAATCTCTATTGATTTATTTTTATATCCACCCGACACCATATCAGTACCACTGTCAACCCGAACCGTATCCACAAAAGAATTAAGAGAAGCTATCTGGGCAATTGGTTGATCTCCCTCTCGTGTGGTAAAAGGACCATATGTCATCTGCTGAATTTGAGAAGGATTGTCGGTGGCCCTCTTCATTAAAAACTCATCTGTGACGAACCAATATGAACTCAGGGTCTCGAAGAATCTATAAGATGAAGAGATAGAATCCGTGCTGTATGCTCTCGATGCCAGGAAAGACATTGCCCTCTGGGGTGAATAATTCGGAATGACTGCCTTGATATTGCCTATTGAAGGCTGGAGATAGACTCCTCTGCCACTTCTTTTCAAAGTATATTTTCTGGCATCGAAGGGTAAGATCTCTTTGTCTTGGTTGATCGTGGTGTTTCTTTGTTCTGCGAAACCACCAAAATATTCTTTCATCAATGATTCTGCAGCAAAAGAGCACGTCACATTTGTAAAGGGTCTGATTACCTTTCGAATACTAGCGTTCCATGTTGTTCGCGACATAAAGTGAAGCATATACGTCACACCAGAACCATCACTACTTGCATTCACATTATCTATTCTATAGACCTGACAATCTAAATTACGTACGGTACCAAGATCATCGCAGATTAATTCTAAACTGAGTTGTTCTTCACCTCGAAGACCAAACAGATCTAGCATACCTACGTTATCTAAAACGGTTAATACTCCTCTCCAACTCACTGACACGAGCGATTGGGATATATGAATCTCAGTAATGAGACTACTTATATCCCTAGAATTCCTATCGGTCCTTGTAATTTCCGCCTTAAGAATTCTACATGTTTGAGGATTGAATTCGCTCATACGTTAAAACTTGCTTTGAATTCTCGCTCTATTTGAGTCAGGTAAGATTTGTCAAACAACAAAATTTCTTTTTTATTGTTGTTAATGTCTTCTTCGTATTCGTAATATCGATATGCTACCCATTCGTCGGGTATGATTCGTTTGATAATGATCTTAGCACCTTTCTCAGTACGAAGAATTACCCTATCTTCTCTACGGAGATATATGGTTTCAAATGATTCGGGAGTTAAGATAATATCTTCGACGGCCATTTATTATGTCCCCGCTGGTCTGTAATAATAAACAATGTTGTTATCGCCACCCTCATCTTGAAGCCAATTCAAGATATCTTCACCAGTGGCGTCTGCAATATCTTCATATTTGTCTATGAGATATTCGTGGAATTGCTCTAGGCTCTTTGGCCAATCGTGGTAGGGATCAACGATTCCATTCGCCATATAAACCAACCAAACGTAATCCACAGAACCATAGTAATATTGAGCGATGTCTTCTGCCCTCTCTCCTTCTTTTACCGTATACGGCATGTAGAGAAATGGGTTTGTAGTTAGATCCTTGACAAATTGAGTTCTTCGTGTTATATCTCTAACACGACGACCCTCATATTCGATGATAGGAAATTCAGAAAAATATTTCATTTATGCGTTTACCTCTGGCTCATCTGTAGATGTAGCAGGAGATGTTGAATCTGCTCCATAATCTTCTGCCGTATGGATACCAAGTTCATTGATCGTGATTGATAATGTGACTGCTGTAGGTTTACCACCACGCAGGATGGTCATATCATTACCGCCCGTATAATCTGCTGAGACTGCCGAAATCATTGCTGGTTTAAATCGAGGCCAAAAAGATTCATCAACACCAATGAGAACCGTATCTACAACCGATGGATAATTCAAGAATGCCCTTTCAAAACCTGGAATACTACTATCAACTGTAGGGAGCGCGTTACGTTTAAATAGGTTGACAATATTTTTAATATTCTGAGAATCTTGAGGGCTGGATGGGAAAAGTGTCCAATCGAATTGATATGATTTTAGATCAACACCACCAAAGGCCAATGTTTCTTTTGGGTTTAATGTTTTACCGGTGACCGCGTCGATTGTTTTACCCATATCGCCTGGTAGAATATTTCTTGCAGCAAAACCTGCAGCCGCTGCTACGGTACTGGTGTCCAAGCCACCGATCTTCCCCAATGCGTTTTCGATGCCCTTTGCGAGAGAACCTATCATGTCCCCACCGCCTTCTTTTATCTTAGAGAAATCCATATTTTTGATCATCTCTGCACCGGCCTTACCAACCGTCTCTAGCATTTTGTCACCTTTCGAGGCCAAATCACCAATGGTGCCGCCCTTTGCATAACTGGCCAGGCCTCTTGCAATCTTTTCAGCAATCACGTCTTGCTCGAATCCTTCTATTCTGAGCGAGATCTCATCATTGAGTGCAGATGGGAATGGTAATTCTATCGACGAGTTCTTACGAACGTTTGCTGCTTTGCCCCCACCATCATTATTAATCTGATTGGATTGGAGGTCTTGAGGGGCAGAAAACTTTGCATAATTTTCTTGTAGGTCAGCGTATGCATATTCTTTGAAGATAAAAAGAATGGAATGCGGATAGGGAGTAGACGGAAATGAATATCTTTCCGACGACATTCCTTTTTTATTTTGCTGAATTACGAACTCTGGTCGAGTAGATCGTCCCATTTCGGTTCCCTGTTTTTGAATAAATATTAAAGGCAATTACTTTTTATTTATATCGAACTTGACAAATGGCGTATAAAGGTAGGTTTAGGCCCAAGAACCCTGCAAAGTATAAGGGCAACCCTACAAACATAATTTATAGATCCTTGTGGGAATTGAAGTTTTTTCGTTTGGTAGATGATCACCCAGATGTGATTTGGTGGCAATCGGAAGAGCTTGTCGTCCCGTATAGATCACCGATCGATGGAAAGGTGCATAGGTACTATCCAGACGTGATTGTGCACATGCGAAAACGAGACGGCAGTATTGGTACATTGATGATAGAAATCAAACCAGCCGGACAAACTCGGCCACCCGATATAAAGAAAAAGAATGCGACACCCACGGGTAGAATATCTACCAGATATCTGAGAGAGGTTAAAACCTGGGGTGTGAATGAAGCGAAATGGAAAGCAGCAAGAAGCTATTGTGCTGATCGAGGCTGGGAATTTCAAATTTGGACCGAAAAGGAATTGGGTATAAAATGATTAGGATAGTGAATAGATTAGGGTTTTTGTTTTTGGCATTCGTGTTAGGTGTTTATACACAGAGTGCGAAGGGTGCTTGTCAGGCCCATGATGATCATCCAATGATCGATCAGTTGTGTGGTATCGATATGCCTATCAGTGATACTATCTTTTATGAAAACACATCAGACGAACCCATTATTCTCTGGCGTGTGTTCAATATGGAATATCCAGAATCGGCAACAGGTAGATGGTGGTCACTCGATATTCCGACCCAATTTACCAGAGAGGAATATAGAAAGGCAAATGCAATTTGCCCAGAATGGAGTTCATTGAGCGGGATCACCCGATGTACGTTGAAACCGGGTGGGAAGTTTATGATTGGACATACCGAGGCTGTTCAGTGTAAGGATGTTGAATATCCTGCATCTGATACACTTCAAATATTTCTGGTCGACCCGTGGGAAGACCTCCATAACTGTAGTGCCTGGACCTGGGAGGAATAGTGGCTCAAATATTCGACGAAATATTATTAAAGGGAATTCGTGCCGGACAAGTGCCGGGGCGAACCAAAGCCGCACGAGAATGGTACCGTAAACAAGCCCAGGGGGTAAGCAAGGGCTCGGTATCTCAATCAAAACTTGAATCTCAGTTGACCAAATCTGGTAGGGCAAAGGGCCGGCTTCAATACGGCAATATGTACATGTTCGCATATGATCCAAAGCATAAAGACACCTTACCGTATTATGATAAATTTCCTCTCGTTTTTCCAATAAATAGAGCTAAGGGTGGCTTTCTTGGGATCAACCTACATTATCTCCCACCTACGTTGAGAGCTAAACTGATGGATGCTCTATATTCGACAACGACAAATAAAAAATACGATGATTCGACTCGATTGAAGATATCGTACGATATTTTAAATAGTGCTGCTAAATTTAAGCCATTTAAACCGACTGTCAAACATTATCTATCGAATCAATTACAGTCTCGGTTTTTATTAGTCGCTCCTTCGGAATGGGATACAGCACTATTTTTACCGACAGCAAATTTTGTCGGTGCTAGTAAACAAAAGGTCTGGGCAGATTCCAGAAAAATAATAAGGGGATAATAAGTGCCTTTTAACATAACGCAATTCAAGTCAACATTTGATCGATATGGTGGTCCCAGCCGATCGAATCTTTTTGAGGTACGTATATCCAATCGGCCCCGGTTGAATACATCTAGGATAGGGCCTAGAGATTTTTCTTTTTTCTGCAGCAGTATTACAATTCCAGGCATCTCACTTAATATGGCAGAAGATGTTAAGGTCGGCCAATTGAATAGAGAGTTCCCCACCACCATTTCAAAGGAACCAATCCAGGCAATCTTTTTGTGTGATTCAGACCACGAAGTGCTTCGATTCTTCCATTCTTGGATGCAGACTGTTGTGAATTACGGAACGACAGGTGGTCCACTTTCATCGATCAACGGAGATCAGTTACCATTCGAGGTGGGCTATAAAAGCGATTATACATTAGACATGTTCGTTCGACACTATACCACAGATTCTAGTGATTTCCGTTATTACGAAACACAATTTGAAAACATATTCCCTACCTCATTAGGAAATATTGATCTGGCCTGGGAAGACAATGATTCCTAATGAGGTAGGGAATATGTTTTCAAATTGTGTTTCGTAATAACGGAAAT